CCTTGTTTAATTCTCTTAATTGCGAAGTTATGAGTTGAAGTATTTGTCTTTTGCGTATTTTAGTCTGAATTTATCAGACTTAGAAATTTTAAGTTTGAATTTTGAATCAAGTTGGCATGCACGTACATAGCTTTTTTGTATAGAGTGAGTTTGGGAGAAGGTTTCTCTGTTAATTTTAAGATCATCGAGATTGTAATTGAGTTTTTCATATTGTTTTAAGTAATAGTTAGGAATGGGTTGTTTGTGATCATTTGAGATTACAGAGTTATTATTTATTATTTCTTCTGCATATTTATGCGCATATTGTTTTCCGATTGCATTTTGAGAAGTTCTCATGAATTCGGGGTGACGTGAGCCATAGTGTGAGGCAGCTTTAGTGCCGTTTACTTTCTTCATTGCATATTGAGCGCAGTAGGCTGCTGAGTCGAAAGTTAGTTCTCCGACCGAAGTGTAGCCATGACCCCAGATTTTATCTAGGGATGGGCAAGATAGTGCAAGCGTATCGTGTAATAGTTGTAGGTCGGAAGATTGTTTTTTTTGATTAGGTGAGTAGTGATTTTGGTATCCAAAATCAGTTCCAAAGATAAGAGCGTGATAGTGAGGACGATCAAAGTTGTCGCCATATTCACCTACTAGAAAGTATTTAAATGGTTTTTTGAATTGGTCGCGTAGACGACGAATAAAGTTTCTAGTGTCATCAGGATGAAGTGAGTTATTTGGTGGAGTATCTTTGTAGGTTAGGGTTATGAAGCATGATTGTTGCCAATATGATGCTTCATGTACACAGCGGGTAGCCCAAGTTCGGGCTCGTGAAAGTCGGCATTCGCCGCATTGACCGCATGGTGTGAAAAAATGCCCGATTGGGGGATTTTTGTCTGAGAGCAACTCCCTTTCGGAAGTTGCTATTGAGCCATCGTGAAGACGATAGCGTTTGAATGGAAATAGGCAGCTCAAAGGCGGATTCCACCGCGTGATGGTCTAGGGCTGTTTTTTCCATGGGGAGCCGCATTAGCGGAGAAGAATTTTTTTGATTTGCCATAGTTTTGGGATTTTCTGTAAGCCATTTGGTTACCTTTTTGTTGTTTGGAGCGGAGTGTCCGTCCAGTGGGAACAGTTATATCAAGTAACATGACTGTTCCCACGTGTCCATAATTATTTTTTGTCAGCAATTATTTCTACAGGTTTGGTATTCTGCGCAATTTGCTCGAGTACTTGGTCTGTAGTAAGTTTTCTTGGTACTAAAATACCAAGTTTAAGAAGTTTATCAGCATCTTCTTCCGAAGGTGCTTTTAAAGCCTCTAGAAAGGCTTGTGGATCGTTTCCGAAGTATTTACGGGTTGAGGCAGGGAGTGACGCAAATTGGTCTTTAGCGTCTTTTACGATCTGTTGGGCGGTAGCGAAGTCTACGACGCGGGCGTCACCGTAACGGGCTGGTTGAGTTTGCATAACGGGTAATTTTCCGGTTCGATTGAACCTTTCCATTATTTTGTTTATGTCGCATGAATCGGCTTCCGATTGTACGACGCGTGATTTTTGACCTTGTTGGTCGATTTTAGAGCCCATAGCGGGCTCGAATCTAGTTGCGAACTTCATTTTGTTTTCCTTTTAAGAAGTTGATGATTAGTAAGACGATCTCATAAATGAGATTGACGGGTAGTTTTGCAGCATTCATTAACATTTTCATAGATCTCCTATTTTTTTAGCCTAAACATTTGTTTAGCCCCCTCATAGAAAGAGGGTGGTTTTTTAGAATGGCGTTTTTGCCATTCTTCTGGAGAAGGAATGGATTTTATAATGTGTTCTGTTTGCTGTTTATATTTATCAGTGGCGGAAGATGTAACAGAGTCGAGAAGCTTTTTTACAAGTTCTCCGCCTTTTCTGTTAACGGCTTCTAATGCGCCTGGTTGGTGTAGATCACGATCTTTTAGTTTTCCTTCTTTGATTTTAAGAGCTGTATCAGCTCTTATTTGATTTTGCTTTTCAGATTCGGTTTGAGTCTCAGCTATTTGTTTAGCGGCATTTGTCTGCTGTAAATTGATAGTAGATTCATTTACAGATTGTTGTTGTTGAAGTGCCGTAGCTTGCTGTTTGAATGCTCCGAATTTAGTAGCAGCATCTATTGCTGCGCCGGCTAAGCCGGTTTTAGATTCTGATTGAACGGTTGCGGTAGAGCCAGAGGGAGCCGAAGCTCCCCCTTGCATGTAGGCGAGTGTTGGATTTAAGCCCGCAGACTTCATGTCTGCCATACCACGCTGATAAGCGGTGTTGGACATCCTTTCTTGGAATTGTCGGTTTAATGCAGACTCGGCTAAGTTGGCATCATTTGCTTTTGCGGCTGCGCGAGAGTCGCCGATCCCTGGAAGTATATCCAGGGCGGCGTTTCCTAGTTCAGCGAAGAAGTTTGCCATAAGTTTTCCTTAGAAGTGATCGACTAGACCAGGTACTGAGTACACAGGCATAGGTCGAGTAGAGTTGTATTGGAAGAATACGTCGAGAATTATATGTGGTTCCGAAGTAACAGCGATTACTCGGTCGACGGGTGGGTTTTCAACGATAAAAGTTTCGTTGAGTAGTGGAAGTGATGCGAAGTCTTGAGCTAAGTGCCACATGTCCAACGGAGTTGTGTAAGTTGATCTGAATGCACCATGAATTTCATTAGGTTTATAGCGGTATTCAGCGTGGCGTTCTTGATAGCCGAAGACAAGTTCGTCATCTGATGTGCCTTGAGCGTAGATTTCTTTATTTAAGATAGCTTGTTCTCCGAGGTGAGAAAGAGCTGGCCAGTAGAAGTCAAAGCGTGTTGAACGAGACCAAAGTCTGTTAAGTCCTTGTTGGTAATTGAGATCAGCTCGTAGTGAAACGATACCGATAAGGTAGCCATGCTCAGTGAATGAATGTGTGAATCCTGAGCCTGAGTCCGATACCATCGCATAGGCTGAAAGGTTTCCTTGTGGTGTAGTTGCGTCTGTAGATGAAGTCTGTGGCACCACAGTAGAAGCGATCTTTTTGGTGTTTCCGCCGAGGTATTCAGGTCTTTGCAGACGAAAGTCGGGCGAAGTGACATTGAAGTGGGCTTTGAGTATTTCGACATAACGAGTTCCTCCGCGAGCGTCGCGTTCGTACATTTTTTGTACTTGGAATGCGAGTCGAAGTGAGTTGATTGTTGCTGCTGTTGCTTCCTCAAGGTCAGCAAAGAGAGGAGAGTTAACGGCTGAAGGAGCGCCGGTCTTCATGAAGAGTTCGGCTGAAGCCGAGTTAAATGATCTTGGTGTATCTGTTATATCAAGAACTGTAGGGTACTCATTTGCTGAGTCAACTGAGTTCATTTTTATAGGGGCAGAAGTACCTAGAGGTAAGTTAACTGCTGGTCCTTTTTGAGGACGAGGTAGTGCAGAGGTGAAATAGTCTTTGCGTTTTCCTCTGCGAAGAATTGTATAAGTAGAAGGTGTGTCGGCTGAGTCGCCTTTATTTACAGTGACCGAGTCCTGTAAGTTTTGATCTCTGTACCATTCGTTATAGATAAGGTTGTAAGCGCGAAGTGGAAGAGAGATGTGTTCAAGTCCAGGGACTTTTGGGGGTATTCCGAAATGATCGAAGATTGATAATTCGTCATAGCCAGTGACTGCGGTAGAGGTCATTGTTGGGACGACGAAGTCTGTTGAGTCGTCAGGATTATCTTGAGCACCATTGAATTTTTCCCAGTTTTCCCAGACAAGTCTGGTAGGGACAAAGAAGTAGTGGGTGTCAAGGTATAGATTGTCCATAAATGGTACAATTGGAGTGGCGAGACGACCGAAGAGGTGGTCTTTAAGATTGTGTGTGTCGCCAGGGAGTATTTCATCGACGAGAATTGGAATTAGTTGACCGGCGTCGAATGTAGTTTTTACGCCGTGTGATCTGTCGAATGTGGAGCGTTGGATTTCAGCTTCCGGAACGGCAGCGAAATGTGAGAGCGTTTTGGTGTTAGAAGACATGTTTTTTCCTTTTGTTTTTAATTACGTGAATCAAGTTCAGATAAGTTTAGAGACTCACGCACTTCGTTTGTGGCGTCAGCGATATCGGAGATATCACTCGACGGTTTAATTAGCATAGAATCAGGGAGTTTTTTGTTTTCATCTAGGGTGAGTAAGAAGAGGTCTAGAGGATTGTTGAGAGTTAGTATTGGGTATATTGTTAGTGATGAGAGATTTTCTGGGTTTAGTTCTTGAAGGGATGCTTGAGCGATTTCAAGTGAAGGGGCTAATAATGGGGTTGAGAGTGTTTTTTTGTCTTTGTCGAAGACGAGGTAAAGTAACATAAGGAATCCTTGTTTAATTCGCTTAATTGCGAAGTTATGAGTTGAAGTATTGGTCTTTAGCGTATTTTAGTCTGAATTTATCAGACTTAGAGATTT